ACAGAAAGCAAAAATATTAATGTCAGATGCTGAGCTATTACATGCACAGAAAATGGCCAACGGAGAAGTGGAGTACCAAGCAGCAGTTAGACAATCAAATGACAAAGGATGGAAAGACGAGTTCGTGCTTTTGCTTGTAAGTGCCCCAGTGATTTTATTGATCTGGTCGGTGTTTTCAGATGATCCAAACATACAGCAAAAACTAGATATCTTTTTTGACAAGTTTAGTAATTTGCCTTTCTGGTATCAGAGCCTGTTTATCGGCGTGGTCGCCTCGATATATGGACTCAAGGGCGCAGACATATTTAAGAAAAAATGAAGTTTCACGAATATTGGGACAATGAGAATAAACTATTAGAACTTTCATATAAAGAATCTATTAGACAAAGGGAGGAAAGAAGATGCAAGACAAAGACAAGTGTGAATGCCACACAGAAGAAAAAGTTAAATCGGGGGAATGTTGTAAACAAGAAAAGCCTAACGCTTTAGATGAGTTTTGGGCTAGTTTAGGAGACTACCACAAATGCAAGACGCCGATCCAATAAATGTAATATATAAATTACAAAGACATTTAGACACCAGTATTGATGACTGTGCTCAAACTCTTATGAGTGGAGGTGTTGACAATATGAGCAAATATAGCTATATTTGCGGCAAGATCCATGCAATGGATAATATAAAACAGGAACTCTCTAACCTGCTAAACCCTAAGGAGCCAAATGACGATGACGAAAACGGAAAAGTTACACCCATTAGAAGCTAAGTATAAAGCTGAAGCTAAAGAAGCCAAAGAAGAAACAACCTCAACAAGTTTAGAAAAGTTACCGACCCCAACCGGGTGGCGTATACTTGTAATGCCGTTTAGAGTTAAAGAAAAAACCGAAGGTGGAATTATTATTGCACAAGAAACATTAGATAAAGCAAGAGTTGCAACGCAAGTTGGTTACGTATTAAAAATGGGCGACCTTTGTTACCAAGACAAAGATAGATACCCAACAGGTCCGTGGTGTGAAGAAAAAGACTGGGTTCTTTTTGCACGTTACGCCGGATCTAGAATGGAAATTGATGGTGGAGAGATAAGAATGTTAAACGATGATGAGATATTAGGGACCATAGAAGATCCTGAAGATATCTTGCACGCAATGTAAAACATAGAGGAGGAAAATCTATGCTAGAAGATAAAATAGATGTTGGTGACAACGACGAAATAGAAACAGAGATTGATCTTGATGCAGTAGCACCAGAACAATCTTTAGAAGAACCAAAAGAAGAGATTAAAGTTGAAGAGGTTAACGAAACTGTAGCCGAGGAACCGGCAACAGAAGAGGCACCTGCAGAAGCTAAACCCAAAGAAGAACTTGAAGAGTATTCGGAAGGTGTGCAAAAAAGAATAGCTAAGCTAACACGAAAAATGCGTGAAGCTGAAAGACAAAAAGAGGAAGCTATTAAATTTGCACAACAAGCTAATCAACAAGCACAAAAAATGCGAAGTCAATACGACAATTTAGGTTCTAACTATACTAAAGAATTAGAAGCTAAAGTTGCTAACGGTATGGACGCTGCAAAACTTGCTTACAAAGCTGCTATTGAAAACCAAGACGTTGATGCACAAATTGAAGCACAAAGAGCTATTGCGCAAATGTCAATGGAAGAAGCTAGGTTGAAACAACTAAACGCTGCACAAGAACAACGGGCAGCACGACCACAAGCACCAGCACAAAACTTGGCTCAAGCTGCAAATGAACTACCGAGCGCCGGCGAAGTTGCACAGGCAGGTAGAGAGCTTGACCCCAAAGCAGAAGACTGGGCCTCAAAAAATAAATGGTTTGGTACCGATAATGCTATGACTTACACAGCGTTTGACATACATAAAAACCTAGTTGAAGAAGAAGGTTTTGATCCACAAACAGAAGAATATTATAAGGAAGTCGACAAAAGAATTAGGGTTGCATTTCCACATAAATTTGATAAAGTGGACCAATCTACAGCTGCACCAACGCAGAATGTAGCTAGTGCCCGTCGTCCGGCCGCAAATCAAGGACGCAGAAAAACTGTGAAACTCACACCTTCACAGGTAGCAATTTCTAAAAGATTAGGTGTGCCACTCGAAGAGTATGCGAAACAATTAGCCGCGAAGGAGGTATAAGCATATGACTAATAAAGATACAGACAAAAAAACTGTTAAAACTTCCCGCGTGAGCGAATCTAGGGTTAAAGAAGAAAGACCTAAGGTTTGGGCTCCACCCTCAGCACTAGATGCACCCCCTGCACCAGACGGATACAGGCACCGTTGGTTAAGAGCCGAAAGTATGGGCTTTGATGACCAACAAAATATGATGGGTAAATTAAGAACAGGATGGGAATTGGTGAGAGCCGATGAATATCCAGATTTTGATTTTCCAAGTGTCGAATCAGGTAAATATCAGGGAGTAATCGGAGTTGGAGGCCTTGTGCTGGCAAGGATATCCGAAGAGCTCGCACAGTCTCGTGAAGCTTATTTTGCGCAAAAAGGCGCAGATGCAAATGAGGCTTTAGAAAACGATGTCTTAAAGGAACAGCATCCAAGTATGCCGATCAATCAAGAACGGCAGACTCGTGTAACCTTTGGTGGCTCAAAGAAATAATCTTTGAACTACTGATTTAATCAACTAATCCTAAAGGAGGATAAAACATATGGCTAATACAGACAGCCCAATGGGTTTTAATCCAGTTGGCAAAATCGGAAGTGGACCATCTCAAAAAGCAGCTGAATATGACATTACAAATGATGTTATATTTCAGGGCGATGCAGTACAGATTGCAGGTAACAGTGGTGTTCTAACACAAGCTGGAACTGGAACTACTAACGTCGGTGTTTTTTGGGGTTGTAACTTTGATGACTCAACGGGAAAACCCGCATTTAAAAATCAATCAGCAGCAGGACAAGCGTCTAAGGCGTTTGTTTATGATGATCCTTACCAAGTTTTCGAACTACAAGGTGATTCAGGAACAAACTCTGCACAGACAGATATCGGTAGAACAGCCGATATTGTTGTAGGCACTGGTAACACAACTAACGGTATCTCAGGTATGGAACTTGATGCATCCGACATAGGCACAGGAGCGAACGTTCGTATAATAGGTTTCTCAGGAAACTCTTCACGAAACGAAATCGGTGTTGCAAATATGTTGTATGAAGTTCTAATTGCTGAGCATCTGTACAAATAATAGCAGGAGGTAATTAAACATGGCTATATCAAGACAACAACTAGCAAAAGAGCTAGAGCCAGGTCTGAATGCATTATTTGGACTTGAGTACAAAAACTACGAAAATCAACATACGGAGATTTTCGACACAGAAAACAGTGACAGAGCTTTTGAAGAAGAAGTAATGTTATCTGGTTTCGACACTGCTTCTGTTAAATCAGAAGGTGCCGCTGTGGTTTATGACAACGCGCAAGAAACTTTTACAGCAAGATATCAACACGAAACAATTGCGTTAGCGTTTAGCTTAACGGAAGAGTCAGTGGAAGATAACTTGTATGATAAATTATCTGCACGTTACACTAAAGCACTAGCAAGATCTATGGCACAAACTAAGCAGATTAAAGCGGCTGACGTTTTAAACAAAGGCTTTACAGCTGGTGTAACTGGAGGCGATGGTGCAACACTATTCTCTGGTCAAACTGCTAATAGAGCTGCTGGTCACCCGACTATTGCTGGAAAATTTGTTAATGAATTGTTAGTATCTGCTGACCTTTCTGAAACATCTTTAGAGCAATCGTTAATTGACATTGCTGCTATGACTGATGAGCGTGGCTTAAAAATTGCTGCTAAAGGTATGAAACTAATTATACCTTCTAAGCTTCAATTTACTGCTGAGCGAATCATGAAGTCTGCACAACGTGTCGGAACTGCTGACAACGATATCAACGCAATGAAAAACATGGGAATGGTTCCACAAGGATATGTGGTAAACAACTTCCTAAATGATGACGATGCGTTCTTTATCAAAACAGATGTTCCTAATGGTATGAAGCACATGGTTCGTGCGCCAATCAAAACTGCTATGGAAGGCGATTTTGAAACTGGCAACATGAGATACAAAGCTAGAGAAAGATACAGCTTCGGTTGGTCTGATCCTAGAGGTATCTTCGGATCTCCAGGTGCTTAATCATTAGATTAAGACTTTATATTAAGGGGCCTTCGGGCCCCTTTTTATTTGCATATTATTATTTAAAAGCGTATACTTCACTCTAATAAACTGAGATAACCTTTTGGTGTAGACGTACTCAGACGACGGCCTAGAGACTACACTAAAATAACTAGGAGAAAAATTATGGCTTCAACAACTTTTTCCGGACCGATTAAGGCTGGAACAATTAAAGAAACTATCGGGACTACTCTCGGTACAAACGTAAAAAATACAGGACAGGTAGTAATGTCTCAAACTCATCTGATTGATTTATCAGGTGGTGCGATTGCTGCAGGAGCAACTAATATAGTGATTCCAGCAAACTCGCAAATAATAGATGTTATTCTAGACTCTGTAACTGCTGCATCAGGTGCAACCAATTTAAGTATTGGTGACACTGTAGGTGGGGCTGCTACAATTGTTAATACTTTTGCATTAGGAACTGCTGTTGGTAGAAAAAGACCAACAACAGAAGCTGGTGGTGCATTAGCTTGGTCTGATACAGGATCTGCTGATATAAAATTAACAATAACTAGTTCAGCGGCTACTAATGCCGGAACAACTAGAGTTACAATTCTTTACGCACAAGATAGTAACTTAGGTTAATAAATAATTAATGTGGGGCTTTGGCCCCACATATTTTAAGGAGACAATATTATGGGCGGTGGATCATTTACATCAGACCAAAGAACAGCACACTTAGCAGCCGACGGACAGCTAGTTACAGGACCTTGTAGAGTAACCTCTATACAGGCAGCAGGAGCAGGAAGTTCAACTGTTGTGTTATACGACGGAACTTCTGCGGCAGGTACTTCACATACCTTTAAGTTTGGTACAGAAGGATTAGAAGTTTTTATTCCTGGAAGCGGTATAAGATTTAAGACAGGTGTGTATTTAGATTTAACAGCTACTCCAGGCGTTACTGTAACATTTAACTAGGAGGCTAGATGGCAACATCAGGAACAACTACTTTTGAAAGTGGTTTTGTAATAGATGACATCATTGAAGAAGCTTATAATCGAGTAGGCTTAGACTCTGTTAGTGGTTATCAATTAAAATCAGCAAGACGTTCTTTAAACGTAATGTTTCAAGAATGGGCTAATAGAGGTTTACACTATTGGGAAATAGGTAATACCAATATTGATTTAGTTGAAGGTCAAGCAGAGTATAAATTTTTTAGATCAACTGCAGATGGGACTAGTGCTACATCTAATCCTAATGGTATTTATGGAATAGATGATATTTTAGAAGCTGCTTATCGACAAAATCGGGGCAATACAAATCAATCTGATTCTTCTCTAACAAAAATTGATAGAAGTACATATAGTAGTTTAGCTAATAAACTTACCAAATCACAGCCGTCTCAATACTATGTACAAAGATTTTCAGATAATATAACTGTTACGTTATATCCAACTCCTGATACTAGCGCTGCCGCTAGCGATATTTCTATTTACTATGTAAAAAGAATTCAAGACGTTGGTGGATATAGCAACAATGCAGATGTTCCTTACAGATTTGTTCCTTGCATGGTTTCAGGTTTAGCTTTTTATTTATCACAAAAAGTTGCACCACAATTAACACAATCTTTAAAAATGTATTATGAAGACGAATTAAACAGAGCTTTAACAGAAGACGGTTCTTCTACATCAACACATATAACTCCACAGGCTTATTATCCAAATGTCTAGTTTTTCTACAGGTAAATATGCATTAGCAATCTCTGATAGAAGTGGTATGGCTTTTCCTTATAAAGAAATGGTTAGAGAATGGAATGGTTCTTTAGTACATATTTCTGAGTTTGAATCTAAACACCCACAACTAGAACCTAGGTCACATAGAGGTGATGCACAAAGTTTAAGGAATGCAAGACCTGATCGTGTTGAGCCTCCAGTACCGATTGTATTAACTGATAACGCTTTACAAGCAGGTCCAACTGATAGTGAAGTAATCACAATTACTGCACCAGGACACGGTTATAAAGTAGGTGATGTTATTAGAATAGACGGATCTGTATCTTTCTTTCCTCAATACCCAGAAGTATCTCACTTAGAAGATACTGATATTGGTATCGCTGCTGGTCACACAATTACAGCAGTAACATCAAATACTTTTGATTTTAATCCTAATGATCAAATTACTGCTTGGTTAAATGCAAACGCTATTTCCGGTACTACAACTGTTTATATAGATATGGATGGAGTTTTAACAGAATATTATCAAGCTATTGCTACTTATGCTAATTCAGTTGGTTTATTACCTTTTGGACAAGACTGGTATAACCTAACACCTGCTATAGAAATTCAATCACTACAGCAAGGTGCAATTGATTTTGCAAACCTTGGAAAACGTGCTGAAGCAGATGCTTTAGTTGATTTAGTAATTTCTAAAAATGGCAGCTGGGCAGTTTTATCTACCGGACCTACTTATAACGCTATAAAAACAGCTTGGATTAATGCAAGATATACCGGAGCACGCGCTCCAGTAAGTATGGATTTTGCGACTAACTATGACAAAGGCCCTTTTGGTGGTGCTAACAAATTATTAATTGACGACAGAACTACTTACATAGATCAGTTTGAAGCTGCCGGCGGTAAAGGCTTTAAATATTGGGAAAGTGGTGGTATAAAAAACTTTGGAGGACGTAATATGTCTATTACTAAAATATCAACATGACCACATATACAGAACTAAAACAACAGATACTAGATTATTGTGAAACTGATTCAGCGGTGCTTACAGATGTTATTATTAATGATATAATTGAACATGCCGAACACCGTATATTTAGAAGCATAGAATTAGACAATCAAAAAGAATATGTAAATGGTAATACAGCGGCTAATAATAGGTTTGTGTTGTTACCAGGACAAACGACTTCTGCTACAACTCCAACAATTAGCGATATTACAACTATAAGATATGTAACCCTGTACACCGATTCGGGGACCAAGGAACGTCATGAATTAGTCCGTGTTGACGTGGACTTTTTAAACGAATACTACCCGACTCCAGAAACGGGGTCCGCGGCTAAACCTAGGTATTATTCTACTTGGGATATGGGTACAATAGCTATTGCGCCAACACCAAATGCAGTGTATAAATTTGAGATAGGAATTATTAAAAAACCAACAGGCTTAAGTTCCGGTAATACTTCTACGTGGTTAAGTGTAAACGCTCCGCGAGTTTTATTATATGCCTGCTTATGTGAAGCATTTAAGTTCTTGAAAGCTCCACAAGATTTACAAGTTTATGAGCAGTCTTTTTCACAAGCGCTACAAGAACTTGCTCAAGAACAATTAGGTAAAAAACGAAGAGACGAGTTTAGGGATGGTAGTTTAAGAATACCAATACCTTCTCAAAACCCTTAATAGGAGAAAATTATGGCAATATCACAAGCAGTTTGTAATGTTTTTAAACAAGAGCTTTTAAAAGGTAATCACGATTTCGATGGTGGTGCTACTTACTACATTGCGTTATATACTTCTTCAGCAACTATGGGTGCAACTACTTTGAAATATGTAACAACTAACGAAATAACAAATACTTCTGGCTCTGCTTATACAGCAGGTGGAAAAGTTTGTGGTAACCCATCAGTAACTGGTGGTCAAAATGCTACTACTGCTTTTGTTGATTTTGATAATGTTAGTTTTACTAGTGCTTCATTCACTGCGAATGGTGCATTAATTTATAGACAAGATGGTAGTGGCCCAACTAATGATGCTGTTGTTGTGTTAGCGTTCGGTGGTGATTTTACAGCTTCAAACGGAACATTTGAAATTCAATTCCCAACAGCGGGTGGTGGATCAGAGATCATCAGATTAGGGTAAGGATTTTAGATGGCCCTTGTTCTTAATGATCGAGTCAAAGAGACTAGCACCAGTACAGGTACAGGGACAATAAATCTTGCTGGAGCCGCTCAAGGTTTCACGACTTTTGTTGCCGGTATTGGTAACAGTAATACAACGTATTACTGTATTGAGCTTGATGGTGGTGCTGAATTTGAAGTAGGTATTGGTACTGTTACTGATGCAACTCCTGACACACTTTCACGTACAACTATTCTTTCTAGTTCTAATAGTAATAATGCTGTTAACTTTTCTGCAGGTACAAAAAATGTATTTTGTACACAGCCTGCTAGTAAAGCAGTGTTTGAAGATGCAAGTGGTAATGTAACAATTGCCGGCACAGTTGATGGTATCGACATTCAAACTAGAGATGGGGTTTTAACTTCTACAACCACCACAGCCAATGCCGCTTTAGCTAGAACTGGCGGCTCAATGACTGGTCAAATAAGTTTTGGTGACAATATCAAAGCTAATTTTGGTGCTGGTGATGATTTACAAATTTTTCATGACGGCTCTAACTCTATTATTAAAGATGCTGGTACTGGTAACTTACAAATTAATGCAGCTTCTTTTGTAGTAAATAATGCTGCTAATAGCGCTAGTATAATTGTTGGAGAGGATGGTGGCTCAATTGAGCTATATGAAAATGGCTCTAAAAAATTCGAAACCACTAGTACAGGAACAGACACGACCGGAAACATAGTCGTCTCAGGTACTGTAGATGGTGTTGATATTGCTGCAAGAGACGCCGTCTTAACTTCTACTACAACTACAGCCAATGCAGCTTTACCAAAAGCTGGTGGAGCAATGACAGGTGCTATTACAACTAACAGCACATTTGATGGTCGTGACGTTGCAACAGACGGAACTAAACTAGACGGAATAGAAGCTAGTGCAGATGTAACTGATGCTGCAAATGTTGGTGCTGCTCTTACAGCATTTTCAACTGGAACAGACGCAGCGGCTTCTGATTTAGTTCCTTATTATGATGTAACTGCTTCT